GTCAGTGCATACACACGGGGTTCCGTTGTAAACGCACAAGACTTGGCTGACGATCAAATCACGATGGTTGTCGATAACGCAAACGCTTTCGCGTTCAAGATCGACGACATCGAAGAGCGGCATTCGCACGTAAACTTCGAAGCACTTGCTACCTCATCAGGTGCATTTGCGTTGAAGCGTAAGTACGATGCAAACGTCCTGCAAGCCATGTCTGATGGTGCAGGTATCGCTGGTGCTGACGACGCTTCACTGTCAGGTGGTCTTACCACTACTAACAGTGCGCTGGGTACTGCATCCGCTCCTATCAACGTAGAAACTGACGACGCTGGCATCAACTTGATGCTGCTGATGGCACGTTCGCTTGACGATCAGTCTGTGCCAGAAGAGAATCGTTGGTTTGTAGCACCGCCGATCTTCTACGAGAAGATGTTCCAAGCCGGTAATAAAATGGCTGAAGTTCAGGTAACCGGCGATGGTACTTCTCCACTGCGTAACGGTCTTGCTGTACCGGGCACCCTCGCTGGTTTCCGCTGCTACAAGTCTACTGCGTTGAATTCAACGGCAGGTACCGATCAGGTAACTCTGTCC